CGTTTCCCGTTTTATCAAGGCCGAGGACTTGGTGGTGCCGTATGGCACCTCCGATCTGGTGACCAGTCCCAGAATTACCCACGTCATCAAGATGACGGAGAACGATCTGCGGAAATTGCAGCTTTCGGGCTTCTATTTAGACGTGGAGCTGTCTCCCCCCGCCATGTTGGGTGATTCACCGACTCAAGAAAAAATAGACGAGTTGGATGGCACCAGTTCCCCGCCACAAGAAGAGGAATACACCCTTCTTGAGGTGCATGCGGAGCTGGATATCGAAGGATTAGAGGATACGAACCCGCAAGGGGAGCCGACGGGACTGGCATTACCTTATATTGTGACGATTTGCCAGGATAGCCAACAAGTTTTGGCGATTCGGCAAAATTATAAAGAAGATGACCCGATGCGTAAGAAGGTTGAGCATTTTACGCATTTTAAATTTCTGCCGGGGCTTGGATTTTACGGATTTGGCCTAATTCACATGATTGGGGGCGTCACAAAGTCAGCTACCGCGATTTTGCGGCAGTTAATTGACGCGGGAACGCTCTCGAACCTCCCCGCTGGGTTCAAAGCTCGGGGTTTGAACATTCAACGCACCGATGATCCGATTCAACCCGGAGAATGGCGCGATGTGGACACCCCTGGGGGCACAATCCGTGATTCATTTTTACCGTTACCGTATAAAGAGCCGAGTGGAACGCTGTCTACGTTGTTGGGGCTATTGGTGGAATCCGGTCAACGTTTTGCTTCAGTATTAGAGACGACAGGCTCGGATGCTAACCAAAATGCCCCAGTAGGTACCACGGTGGCCATGGTAGAGAAGGGCCAGAAGGTCATTTCGGCAATTCATAAGCGATTGCACTACGCCCAGCGCACTGAGTTCAAGATTTTGAAGCGCGTCTTCGGAGAAACGCTTCCACCGGAGTATCCGTACCAAGTTCAGGGGGCACAGCAGACAGTCTTCCGCGAAGACTTTAGTAGTCAGGTAGATGTGATCCCGATTTCGGATCCTAACATCTTTAGTACCACGCAGCGCATTATTTTGGCGCAAACGCAACTTCAGATGGCTCAAAGTGCACCCCAACTGCACAATATGAAAGAAGCCTTCCGAAAAATGTATTTGGCGCTAAATATCCGGGATATTGACGATGTTTTACTCCCCGATGCGCCGCCACCGCCCAAAGACCCGGTTCAAGAGAACCAAGACTCGTTAATGAACGTTCCGTTGCAAGCATTTATCCAACAGAACCATGATGCGCATATTCAGGCCCATATGTCGTTTTCTCAGAACCCAAATACGCAACAAAACCCACAAGCGATGCCTGCGCTGCAAGCGCACATCCAACAGCACCAAGCGCTGAAATATCGCATCCAAGTTGAGCAAATTTTGTCCCAACAAGGAATGCAGCTGCCACAACCGGGGCCAGATGGCCAATTACCGCAATTACCGCCCGAAGCGGAGAGCCAGATCGCTATGGCGGCGGCACAGGCGACTCAACAGATTACTGGCCAAGATCAGGCGTTGGCAGCGGCTATGGCAACACCCGATCCGCAGCGTGAGATGTTTGATGCGCAAATGAAGCTTGAATACGAGAAAATTGGTCAAAAACAAGAAGATAGCGAGCTTCAGGCCGAAATTGACCTTGAGAAGATGAAATCCGACGAAAGACGCGAAGATTTACGCACAGCGGCTGATTTGCAAGAAGCTGAGATGAAACACCAGGAAGAAGTGGATAGAGGCTTTATTGATCTAACGAAAATGGCACAAGAGGCCCGAGAGGATTAAATATGCCAAAAGTAGGCAAGAAACATTATCCCTACACGGCCAAAGGGAAATCGGCGGCAAAAGCGGCAGCTAAACGTCAGGGGAAGAAGGTTTCTTATGGTAAAGGCAAGAGGAAGAAAAAGTGAAAGATTGGAACAAAGAATTAACTAAATACCCGAAACCCGGAAAGCAGAAGGCGGGTGTTTCAGTTAAAGCGTTGTCAGCCTCAGGAGAAGGTTTAGCACAGCAAAAGACCGTTAAGGCTGGAACTATTATTCCTGATGACGGTGAAAAAGCCTCTGTGAAAGGAGGAGGAGCAGCAACCAAAGGATTGCTCTGGTATCGTTATATCAAGTAATTATGGATTTTTTGCAATATTCGGAGTTTTTACTCCGCAAAATACGAGAACGTCAACAGACGTTGTCGCGAACACTTTCTACGGGAAGTGCCCAGGACTATGCTCAGTACCAACGATTAGTTGGGGAGATCTCAGGTTTGAACTTCACTGAGCAAGAAATTGTAAACCTGCATGCGAACTTGGAAGATGAAGATAATGAGTGACTCTGTTCCAGAACGTGTTCTAAATTTTGGGTCTTCTGAGGAAGAAGAACCTCAGATTACCCCAGATAATTTAGATGACCACGCAAGTAAATTGCCCCGGCCTACGGGGTACAGGATATTAATCCTGCCATTCAAGCCAAATGCCACTACTAAAGGTGGGATTATGCTTGCCAAGCAGACGATGGAAAAAGAACAATTAGCCACGATTGTAGGTTTAGTTGTATCTTTAGGCCCCGATGCTTATAAAGACTCGGACAAATTTGCCAAAGGCCCTTGGTGTAAAGAGGGTGATTGGGTTATATTTGGCCGCTACGCAGGCGCAAGGTTTCGCATTGAAGGAGGCGATATGCGCCTTTTAAATGATGATGAGATTCTTGCTGTCATTGACGACCCAGAAGAAATTCTGCACGGATAAGGTGAGAGGACCCCATGGCTGAACAAGATATTGAATTAGTGCTTCCGGAAGGAGAAGTTGATATTCATGAGGCAGATGTGATCCAAGAAAAACTTGGGGATCAGGATTTTAGTGCTGCTTCACCGGAGGAAGAGGCTCCTGCTGAGGAGCTAGATGACTACAGTGAGAAAGTTAGAAAAAGGATTGATAAGCTCACGTATCAGATGCGCGAAGCCGAGAGGCAACGTGACGAAGCTGTTGACTATGCGCAAAGGATCCAGAACCAAAATGGATCGTTGGAACAAAAGTTACGTTCTTCCGATGCTACCTTGGTTAATGAATATGAGGCTCGTGTTAATTCAGATACGGAGCGGGCACGTAAGACTTTAAAAGAAGCGCAAGAGCTAGGGGATGCAGAGGCCATTGCACTGGCTACTGAAGCCGTTGCTAAAACTTCTGTGGAAGCGCAGAATGTGCAACGTTTACAAGCCCAACAAAAGACGAATGTTCGCAGACCGCTACGAAGACCAAGACCACAACAAAGTGTGCCAACACCAGAGGCTGCACCTCCTGATCCGAGAGCGGAAGACTGGGCTGAAAAGAATTCATGGTTTGGGACTGATCGAGGTATGACTTTTGCCGCTTTTGGTGTACATCAGGAATTGCTCAACGAAAATGTTGATCCAAGTACTGCTGGTTATTACCAAAGGATTGATGAAAGGATGAGGGAGTATTTTCCTCAAAAATTCGATGAGCCAAAAAACGTGCAACAGGTGGCGGGTTCTAGCCGAGGGGCTGGAGTTACTAAGCCGGGTTCACGCAAAGTAAAGTTAAGCCCTTCGCAAGTTGCTATTGCACAACGCCTAGGGGTCCCTTTAGAAGACTATGCAAAATATGCAAGTTAGGAGTTAAATATGCCAGATCGTGACTCCAGATCTGCCAATTCACGAGAGATTAGCTCTCGCCGTAAGCCATGGCAACCGCCATCTATGTTAGACGCCCCTGAAGCACCCCCAGGATTTCAACATCGCTGGATTCGTGCTGAAGTCCGAGGACACGATGACCGAGCGAATATGTCAAAACGTATTCGTGAAGGATTCGAACTCGTAAGAGCAGAGGAATATCCCGATTTCGAAGCTCCTACGGTTGAGGACGGTAAGCACGCGGGCGTGATAGGTGTAGGCGGCTTGGTGCTCGCACGTATTCCGGAAGAGACCGTTGAAGAACGGAATTCTTATTTTCAACTTCAGACATCTGAACAGATGAAAGGTGTTGATAACGACTACATGCGAGAAAGTGATCCAACGATGCCGTTGCGACGTGGGGACGTCGAACGAACATCGAAGGTGGAATTTGGCGGTCAGGCTCGTCCTGACGATTCTGAAATCTAATTTGCTTAAAAGAGGTTTGTAATGGCAAACACAGATAAGCCGAATGGGTTCACACCGGCATACAGTCTCTATGGAGGGACGTTAAATGCATCTCGTCTTGAATTAGCTAGTGCTTATGACACCCTCATCTGTAGTGGTGATGTAGTGACACTTAGTTCCGGACGGGTAGAACAAGCTGGAGCAACGAGTACCCCTGCGGGGGTTTTTTACGGTGTGCAATACACCGCAACAACCGGGGCTTCAATTTGGTCTAATCAGTGGACTGCAGATACGGCAACATTAGGAAGTGCCAACGCTATTGCCTATGTATATACAGATCCTGCGATTGTATATGAGGCACAGTTTACGGGCACACCCACTATAGCAGCTGTAGGGGCAAAGCATACTTTGTCAACAACTGCTGGTAGTACGTTAAATGGGCGTTCAAAGGAAGGCGTCACGACGACGACTTCTTCGGGAATTGCGTTGTGTGTAGGATTTGTTCAAAGTCCTAGCAACTCAATTGGTCAGTATGCGCGAGCATTCTTCACCTTCCCAACTAGCGTCTTCGCTGTTTAAAGGAGAGTAATTAATGGCTATTAATAGAGCCCAACTCGTAAAAGAGCTGGTTCCAGGCCTGCATGCTCTCTTTGGACTTGAGTATGACAGGTATGCCAATGAGCACGAGGATATCTTCGATACGGAAAACTCGGAACGAGCGTATGAAGAAGAAGTCATGCTTACTGGCTTTGGTGAAGCCCCAGTGAAAGCGGAAGGCACTTCGGTCGTTTACGACACGGCGCAAGAAGCTTGGACGGCACGATATGTCAACGAGACTATCGCAATGGCATTTTCTCTAACGGAGGAAGCTATTGAGGATAATCTGTATGACACGTTGTCCTCCAGATACACTAAGGCACTGGCGCGATCCATGGTGCAAACGAAGCAGATCAAGGGCGCAAACATATTGAATAATGCGTTTGCCTCGGGTCTTGGTGGTGATGGTGTCTACCTTTGTAGCGCATCGCACCCCACTGTTGAAAACGTTAGCCTCAGTAATATCCTCAGCACTGCTGCGGATTTGAATGAGACTTCGTTAGAGCAGGCTCTGATTGATATTGCAGGTTTTAAGGATGAACGAGGACTGAGAATTAATGCTCAGGCCACGCGCATGCTTATTCCAGCTGCACTGCAATTCGTTGCAGATCGTCTCTTGGAATCCCCCGGTCGTCCCGGAACGGCGGATAACGACATTAACGCTTCACGGAACATGGGAATGGTTCCGCAGGGTTATGCTGTTAACCACTTCCTGACGGACACCGATGCGTGGTTCCTGAAGACAGATGTTCCTAATGGTCTTAAGCATTTCGTTCGCACGTCTGTGTCAACGAATATGGAAGGTGACTTCGAAACCGGAAATGTTCGTTACAAAGCGCGTGAGCGGTATAGCTTTGGCTGGAGTGATTGGAGAGGTATCTTCGGTACTCCTGGGGCATAATGGAAAAAAGAAGGGTGGTCTGCAAAGGCCACCCCCTTTTTAGATTCTGGGAAAAATAACCCTAGCGACTGACCCAGCAGACGTTTACGAAGCCTCTAGGGTAAATCCTTTCGTAAGGAGGTAACGAAGTGGCTAATACGACTTTTAATGGTCCAGTCCGTTCAGAGAATGGCTTTGAACAGATCAGTATTGCAGCTAGTACAGGGACTGTAACAACAAATCTGGATGTTGACTCCAGTGGTAATATCACCACGACGGGTTATGTTTCTGCTTATTCCAACGTCAGCAGCATTACGTCTGCGACCAAAAGCGTTGAATCGACCGACTCAGGTACGGTTTTTACCCTGAACAGGGCAGCCGGTATTGTGGTGACACTGCCAACTGCCGCAGCGGGGTATAACTATACCTTTATCGT